ATTAGAGAGACAATATAAGATTTTTAATTTGTGCGACAGAATATTAAAGATTCTGTATGGATGCCCATAAATATATAGGGCTATCCAAAAACATGCAGAACTAGTAAAAAACTTTTATTTTATACAACAAACTCCCGTTTGATTACAAATAATATCTGTAATCAATGAGTTAATTTTTGAATATTGGTTAGAATTTTGTTGAATATATTGTTTACCTTCAGCTAAACTTACGGGTTTCATGTAAGCTCCATGTGTACTTGGTGTACTTACAAAATCCCAACATACTAAGTCAAAATCATCTTGTACTTCTACTGTAGATTCACCTAATTGTTTAACACTACCCATACCTCTTGAACTAATTCCTACAGTAATATTATTTAATATTAAGTCTCTTAAAATATTTCCACTAGGTGTATTGAGAATTTCAATGCGACCAAACAAATCATCGCCTTCCCATCGTAATTGTTTAATGTTATGACAAACATTTTTTAAACTAATTACAGAAGACTCTGGGTGATCTAATTCACCCAAAGCTCTGTTTTGGGCAATCGGGCCTGCAATATATTTTTCTACTTCTCTATGAAGTATTGCTTTAGGATAAACACGACCATTTTCGTTTTTAGCATCTGCACGTTGTACAATACCTTCTACAATAAGATTTTTACCTGGATTCATTTTTGCCTCATTAAGAGATTGAGGTGATGGCTTAAATGCCAAATATTCTATTAAAACTTGTTTTGACATTATTATCTTTGAACTCCAGGTTGTTTTAATGTATTGGCTATTTGTTGGGTTATGTTAGCCACTTCAGTTTCTTTATTAGCAAGCTGTTGATTTAATAGCGTTAATCTAGGATCTTCTTCTTTTATAGCTGTAGCCATTTCATGAACTAAAGTCAAAATTTGATTTTTAGTAGTAGGAGTTAATTTAATTTTTCTAGAATCTTTTACGTTTACGTCTTCGTTTATGTCTTCTTCAAAACCACTCAATGTTCCTCTATTATAAAATCCAGGACCGGGTTTATCAGCAGTTTCTTGATTACTAATTGTGTAGTCCATTCCTTCTTCTACACCTTTATCAAGAAGTCTTTCTAAAGCACTAGCTAAATCTTTTTTACCTTCTTCTTTTAATTTAGATACTAACTGTTTTAACTTTGTCAACTGTTCTGATGGAATACCTTTAGATTCACGCATTGGAGCATCATTTATTTTTTTAACAGCTTTCTTTACTTTATCTTGAATTTCTTCGTCTTTGTCGTGTTTTTCAGCGTATTGTTTTAACTTTTTAACAACAATATTCTTTAAAGCAACATCTCCTTTAATAGCATCTCTAACACTTTTAATAAGTTGTCCATTATGATCCATAGCGGCTAAATAAGATGCTGGATTGAGTGTATAAACATCATATCCCTCATTTAATGAACCAGGAACTTTTTTAGCTGGTTCCATTCCAGAAGACTTATATTTACCTTTTACTTCGTCTTTAAGACCAAATGGAGCGTCTTGTTTATCAGCTTTAGGCATTTTACCGTCTTTTTTTACGGCTTCTGCACTTTTAGCAGTACTTTTTACTCCAGGCTTTTTACCAGATCCATACTCACCTACCATCTTAATAGTTTCATTTACTAACATATTGGTGTAGAAATTAGGATCTTTTTTAAGATTTTTTAAAACTTTACTTTGGGCTTCTTTGATAGTATCAACGTTAATGGTTTTTCCAGAAGTTGTTAATTCATAATCCATCCCATTTTCAAATTCGTAAACATTGACTTTGTCTATTTCACGAACTACGGGAGTGATGTATTTATCAAAGTAAGATTTATTAGGATTACTCATGGTAATAAATATGTGTTATCCTTGTCCTACGTATCTTTTCGAGTAATTTTTACTAGATTTTGATTTGCTTGCTTTTGTTTTAGCATGAACTCCTGGACGTCTACGTTTAGGTTTTACTTGAAAAACTTTAACTGACGATGTTTTTGTCTTTACCTTTGCCATTTTCCTTTATTTGTTTTAGATTTTGATACAACATTGCTGTTTCTTTCATCAATTGACCTAAATAAGCTTCAGTACGCTTATTGTAAGAAACATTGTTAGTTTCACTTAACTCAGTTTTTAATTGTTTTGTGTAACTAGCGATTTTGTTTACTTCTTGTAAACGTTTTTTTATTTCTTTAATCGCAACGTGCATCTGGGTAGATGGCTTTACTATTTCAGTTTGTTTTTTAAACTGACTATAACGAGATTCGTTTAATTCTTGTTTTTTTACTATGGTATCATAATTAGCCATAGTAAGGGTATTTCCTGTGCCGCTTAACTTAATAATATTTTCAGTAACATTATGAAGATCCATGTCTGTTTTAGCATCTTCACGAGCATATTCTAATAAGCGAATAAACAAAGGAACGTCTGTTTTAATTGTGTCTTTAGGATTAGTTGATTCTTTTAATCCAAAAGGTTCTCCTAAAGTACCATGAATTACTTTTCTAAAAGTTTTTTGAAATTCTTTTTGTAGTAAAGCAGTGACAGCTTTTTGTAATCCTGGATTGTTTTTGAAAATTTTCATTTTTCCATTATCACCACTATGATACATAGCACTCATTTTAAAAAATGCGTCTGGTGAATTTGGGTCGTTTACTAAATCTACTTTGATAGAGGGAACATCATCCATAGGATTTGGATCAATATCTACTATTTTAGTAATATTTTCTTTTAATCCACCTTTACCAGCCCAAAGATACTTAGCATCAATCATTTCACTAGGTTTTACTTCTCTATATCCAATACTTTTATATGCGCTTAAATCTTTAGCGCCTGGTGTGAATACAGAAGGAATTCCTTTACCATCTTTAGGTGGTTTTTGAAATACTTTTTGTTTAGTTTCGTTTTTTGGTTTTTTACCTTGATGTTGATAACCAGTACCTGTTTGAAATCCACTAGTAGCACCAGCTCCAGTAGACATTTCCTTTAAGCGATTTTCAGCAAACTTTTTAATTCTTTCTTTAAGTTGTTTTTTGTCCATTAAATTACTTTTTTAATTTCGCTTAACAACTCATAATATTGCAATAAATTAATTAAATGTTCTTCTTTAGGAGATTCATTCTTCTGGATAGGTTTAATCAATTTGATACCTTCGTTTATTTTAATTTTTGTAACAGGTTCTTGAATATTTTCTGCAAAACTACTTAAAGTAAGTTTTAAATAATTGTAATGATCGTTTACTACTTTTTTTAATTTAGCTGAATCATTAATATTATTGATGTATTCTTTTAATATAACTTTTTGTTGGGGAGTAAAATTATTATATTTGTCATTAAACTTTTCTATTAACATTCTATAAGTTAAAATACGAATATCTTTACTTTCTTGTAAAAATTCTTTTATTTCCTCATTTTCTTTGTTAATAATTTCTTTTTGAGTTAAATGCTCTAAAAGAGTAATTTTACTATTTACTACTTGTTTAGGATCTGTAAAGTAAGGTAAACGATAAGATTCTAACAATGTATAAATACTAGCACTAGTTTTATAATTACTAATTTTATTTTTAAAAAAATTATTTAAATCGTAGTGTTTTTTAATTTCTTTAATTAAATTATACTTTTCCTTATTTAACTTTTGTAAATCAAACTTTAAAGCTGATTCAGCAATAGTTTGTAAAATAGTTTCTGCTTTACCTTCTGTAAATCTTTCTTGTGTATTTACTAAGTTATAAAGTCTTTGCTCTTTAGCTAATTCAGTATTTGAAAAATATTTTTTTAAAATCTTTACTGAAGAAGAATCTCCAGTAGCCAAGACATCATTAGTTACCTGGCGAACTAATAGTTCAAAGATAATTCCAGTATTTTTATACTTTGAATGTTTAATTTGATTCATGTGAAGCTCTAATAATAAATATGTATTAAAATTATAAAGGCATAATATTGTCTTCACTTAATAGACCACCGTCATCTTTACTTTCAAATAAATGAATTTTTCTACTTTCAGGTTTAGGCATCATATCAAACATAATTTTATTTTTATAATATTGAGCTTTACTTTCTAAAGCTAAAGGACTACCCCCTTTATGATTTGTTTTACCATACTTATCTTCTCCATCATCAGATGATGAATATTCTTTACGACCTAAAGCATCTTTACCAAATGGGCTTTGTTGAGTATCTTTAATACTAGTTTTATCTTGAGGTCTACCAGGTAATCTTACAATATTAGGCTCGTTTTCATCGTAACCCATAGGAATATCAGTTGGAGCATTCGGTACTTGGGTGTATCTTCCTTTACCATAAATTGTAGCTAATTGATGTGGTGTTCCATATGCCTGTCCAGTTTCTGCTGGATCATTTCCTTCTTCTTCTACTTGTTTGTATCTAAATTGACGTTTTTTATCTTCAATAACTAAATCTCTGTACTCATCAATTTCATCTTCACTGAAGTGGAATACATTGTCATAAATCCAATCTGTAGGCATTAATCCTGATTCTTGAATTGATTTAGCTAATTCAACTTTTTCTTTTAACAATGCAATTCTTTCTTGATCGTAGATAATTGAAGGGGTAGTTAAGCTAAGTTCAAAATTTGTCATAGCTTCACCGTCGTAACCCTGAGTATATAAGTGAACTAATGCAATTTTTGTCAATTCACTCACTAATATACGTTGGATTCGTTCAATTGTACGAGCAAAACGAATATCTTCTGCCGCTAATGTTGCTTTACCAGTTAAGTCTTTTTCATAACCCATAAAGGCTTTAGGTACTTTAAGAGCAGCAAATAATTTTTCTCGTAAGTATTCTACGTCTTTAATACCATCATATTCTAATCCTTTTACAGAATCAATTTTAGTTGTAGTATCATTACCTCTTACAGGAATATAATAATCTTCTAACATATTCATTACGTTGTATTTTAGATTATAGTGACCTGTTTTTTCATCCATAAATGGAGTCTTTTTAAGTTTAGACACCATTTTTTGCATGTAATTTTCTACTTCTGCTGGAGGAATAGAACCGATATTAATATAGAATAATCGTCTGTCTGGGGCTCTGGTGATACGGTGAATTAACATCGCATCTTCCATCAAAATATACTGTTTAAATAATTTACGAGCTGGCTCTAGATAACTTCTACCATATGGAAGATAATTAAGATCAATCAATAGTCTAAAATGAGCCATTTCATAATTTTCAAAATAAAATGCGTCTTCATCTTTTTGTCCTCCACCATAACTTGCCCATCCTCCAGCTGTTGTTCCATAACCAGCAGCAGCGGCGGCATCATATTTAAATCGTACATATGATGGATTTTTAGGATCCATTCCTTCTTCTCTTAAAATATTAAATGCTGAAAATGGTATAACTTGATATACTCCAAATTTCTCAGCAATTTCTAACTTCAAGAAAAAATCACCATATTTACACATATTTCTTGCCCATGACCACAAATTAAATTCAATATTTAATACATCATAAAACAAATTATATAAAATCTTTTGAATATTTTCGTCACTAGAACGAATATGAAGCATTTCACCTGATTCGTTTCTTAATGTACATTCATCCGCTATAATATCTAAAGCACTACTTACGATAGCATCAGTATCCATTGATTCATAATCACTATAAAGTTGAGGACGAAGTGAAGGATAATTTATAGCCATCTGTCCAGCATAAGCTGCTACGCCAGATGTTGTGTAAACTCTACTAAATCTATCTACAACAGAATTTGTTGCCAATACCCCTGTTGTTTGAATATTGTTTGTATCTAGTATTTTTAGTTCGTCTCCTCCTACATTTCTAATAATTACATCAGAACTAAAGAGTCGTTTTAAGTTGTCAAATATAGCCATTCTTATATATGATAATAAATATTATTAAATTAGCCAAGTTAAATCCATCATCTGCCCATTACCAATATCCATATTCCATTGGTTAGGAACTCCGTTTCCTCCGCCTATTCCTCGATAACTTCCACCTTGATAAACACCAGGTCCTACAGATTTTGTTGATTTTCCAAAATTTTCTAAACTTGCTATAGTTAATTGATCTCCTGTTTGTTTATATTTAAGACTTGTGTCTCTTAAAAACATACAAATGCCTAAAGCCATTACTAAGTCATCATGATA